AAATCATATTCTTGATTTTTAAAAATTTGTTCAAATTCATCAACATAATCTTTTGCTAACATCTGTCTTTGTCTTTTTGGAAAAACGTCTCTTACATTTCCTCCATATTCTCTTGTATATCGTTTTGCCCCTTCATCAACTAAATACAAAAATGCTTTGGATGCTAGGCCTTTCTGATAATTACCCTTTTTCTTCTTTTTTGATAAATTCTTCAATATCGGCATGTATCTTTGACGATATATATTAGAATCATTGTCAATATAAAGTTTCAATTCTCTCATTTCGTCTGAAAGACTTCTTTCAAGTAATAAATCTTTAAGTTTAATCATCTTTGTCTCCTAAAGAGTACTACTCATTCTAATTATGTTTTCAATTTTACTAACTGAGTCCTGTGCACTCTTTATAGCTCTTTTAAATTTAGATGCATGCCTTCTGGGTATATCTACCTTTTTTAATTTTTCCAATTTATTTATAATTGCCCGTGTTTCCTTTTGGCCGGGTTTCGTTCTCATTTGTGGTGCTGCTTCTTTCACTACCCCATTGCTATCTTTATGTTTTTCCATCACACCTTTAAATGTAGGTAATGGATCACCAAATTCTCTCTTACCAAAAAGTCTATCATAATTCTCTTTTAATATGTGGTTTTTCATTAGCTTTTCCTCATCATTATGTCGTGCCTTAACTTTTCAAGTTTTTTAATCCACGCACTTAACTTTTTAATCATATAGTTCTTATCAACATCTTTGTTTTGTATTTCCGTGTGCCACCGTTTTAATAAAGTCGAAATACTAAACAAAGAGTCCATATAGGACTTTCTGTTTTCTTCGAAAGGCATGACTTAATGTAGCTGACCGACCTTATTCGCTAATCTAACTAACCTCTCACTAATTTTACTTAAAGCCGAATGAGTAGTTTTCCAATAATCTCTGGAATCAACCTTCATCTCGTTCTTTAATTTAACATTATATCTAACAACTCGTTCTAACTCTGTAAGGTTGTCACGAGTTTCTCTCATTGCCAATCCAATTTTTTGCTTGGGACTTAAACTCTCATCATTTCTCCAAGCGTGATATCTACCTTCATTTACTACTGATTCTTTTCTCAACTTCGGGTCATCAGCATTAAAATTGGCTGTTCCAATGGTTGGATCTTCATGTCCACCAGTGTAACCAGCCTTGCCTTTTTTCTTACCCTTTTTATTACTACCACCAAATGCATGTGGTGTATTATATTGACCACCTACACTTGCAGTAGAATTTGCTTCGTCAATTTCTTGTTTGATTAACTCTCTAACAAGTTTACGAATTAAATTGTCTCTAACTCGTGACATTATGTAGTTCCTTGATGAGTTCATAGTATCTCATTAATGCCACAACCTGTTTGTCTTTAACAATTTTACCTTTTGACAAATTAGTCGTTTGTTTAATTGCCTCGGTTAATTTAATTTTTGTAATATTATCTGTAACTCGTGGTAGAATTTTATTAAGAATTTGTTTTATTTTTACTACTTCATTATTTATAAATTCTCTTAATGAATTGGTATTAGAAATATTATTAACGTATTCTTTCAACAGATTTCGTTGCATAGAATTAAGATTCTTATACTTACCATTAAAATTATCCACCATTAACTGATAAGAAAGCAATCTTAAATCTTTATCTTCTTTCTTAAATTCTGTAATCATTGGACTGTCTGTATTTCTTGCTTTAGTTTTATTACGAGTAATATGTTCTACAATAGAAAAAGTACTATCTACTTCATCTACAGGATCAAATGTAGGAGTAGTTTCTGATAAAAACTTCTTATAAATTGAAGCATAAACTTTAAAGTTTGGAATTCGCGCATTGAAAAAATCTTCAACTTTGTAATTTTCTTTAATCTCTTTAATAAGATTATATTTTTCATTACGAAGTTTATTATTTTGTAATTTTTCTCTGGACTGTAAAACTACATCAAGTAATTTTTCTGCCCTGCGAAACGAATTATAATTTTCTTTTAATAAAACCTGATATAATTGGTTTTCTTTTCCAAGTTCAGTTTTCTCGTTAAAGAATTTTTTTAACAACTCTACTGATTTGCTCTTGTCATCATTGTTCATGATATCAACAGTAATTTGGCGGGACAATAATTCAAAAAGAATTCCCGTATTCTTTATCTTCGAGTGTTTTACACGTTGGGCCATAATCTATGCTCCTAAATAAATATATTTCTTCATCTATAAATATAAAAACTTCTAATAATTCATCGTTTAAGTATCACTTAAAGATGAAGATACTTCATTTTTATATTCTTCTTCCACATCAGTCGTTTCATAGAGTATTTTTCTATCTTCACGACCTACTTTACCTAAACTTTTCTTCAAAGCGTCATAATGTGCCAGTGCAATTCCATATTTTGGACTTCCACTACCACCCTTTCTCTTGTCATGAGCTCCAAGTGGATCTCGACCCCTTATACTTGAGTCTTTTCCATGTTTCGGGCCTTCTTTTGGACGACCACTTCCTGGCCAACCATCATCTGGCATATCCATTTCTAATTCTCGACTTGTTCTTCCCATTCCAGGAGGTCCACCACCACCGGGAGGTGCTCCACCTTCTCCACCACCTGCCTGAGCTCCTTGTGTTCCAACTGCTTCTTCACTTTGAACAGGATCATTACCTTCATTTTCAATCTGTGACCACCTAAACTTTCGTTTTTGGTCTTTTAATAATCCAAGTCTAACATCTTTCTTCTCTTCTTCTGAAAATTTAAAAACATTATCATAAATCCACTCTGAATCTGCTATCTTTGAGTCCATTAGACTTGTAGCAAGACTCTGTTTGTTATTCCATAATTCAATCTTTTCTTCTTCATATATTGTAGATGGATTCTTTAATGCTAATTCAAAATCAACAAGTTCATCATCTGTATATCCTTGAGAATATAAATGAACTATTGCAATCTTTGTTAATTCACTAACAATAATTCTTTGTACTCTTTCAATGGTACGAGCAAACCTAACATCCTCTGCTGCTAATGTCGCTTTACTACCGACTGCCTCATCATATCCAAGAAATGCCTTTGGAACTTTTAATGCTGCCATTAATTTGTTTCTCAAATATTCAATATCATCTACTGACTCATAAGTAAGGCCGGCCAAATTCTCTATTGCAGTTCCACTATCGCCACCTCGAACTGGTAAGAAAAAGTCCTCAGTAAGATTTTGGATATTATATTTTAAATTATAATCACCTGTAGTATTATCAATCACAGGTGCCTTCTTCATCTTATTGATTATCTTTTGCATAAAGTTTTCAACTTCTGCAGGTGGAATATTTCCAATATCAATTTTGAAAACTCTTTTTTCAGGTGCTCTCATAATTCTGTGAATCAACATAGCATCTTCCATAAGAGATAATTGTTTCCAAATCTTACGACCACCCTCAATCATACCCTTACCATAAGGTAAAAAGTTTGAATCTGACAATAATCTGAAATGTGCTATTTCATAATTTTCCATTTCTTTATGTCCACTCATATTAGAACTATGTCGGGAATTACCATCTTCAACTATAAATTGAGTATAGTATGGATTCTCTGGATCCTCACCCTCAATCCGAGTAACATCATATGTTGAAAGTGGAACTACATTTGTAACTCCATATTTTTCTTTGATATCCAAATAAAGATAAAAATCTCCATACTTACACATATTTCTTACCCATGGCCATAAGTTGAATTCAATGTTCAACACATCATAAAACAAATTATGTAGAATGTCATGTATATTTTCATTTTCAGTTTGAATATCTAATACCTTACCATATTCATTCTTCATTGTAGATTCATCTGCATAAATGTCAAGTGCACTTGATATAATTGCATCATTATCCATTTCTTCATAATCTCTAAATAAAGCTAATCGTTGTGACTGAAAACTTATTGCCTGGGATTTTCCATATCCACCTGTTGTCATATTACTATGCAGTCTTGACCATCTGTCTACAAGACCATTTTTCTGCACACTTTGAACTCTGTCCGTATCGGCAATTTTTAACTTTTTACCACCTGCATGTCTTACGATTACATTTGTGGAAAAAAGTCGTCTTAATCTACTTCTTAATGTTGTATCTGCCATTTTATCCTCTTATTATTTTACTAACCAAGTTAAATCTTCTTTTGTATTTCCAGTTTCCATCACCCATTCGTCATTTTGATTATCATCTGTGGTGTAAACTGCTTCATAATCTAACATTTTATTTAGGACTGTTTTTTGTAGTGCAATACCTTCTGCATTTAATCTTAGTGCAGTATCTCTAACCCACAATCCTATCGCTAAACTCATTGCAAGGTCATCATTGTATCCTTGCATTGCTTCAGCTTTATTGTTGTGCCATATAAACACAAATAATTCATCAATTAATCTGTCCGAATGAACGATAACAGATTTTTCTCTGAAATATTCTTCTAATTTTGCTATTACTAATGGTCTCGTCTTTGATGTCATACTGAAACCAGGAATCATTTGTCTATCTTTTTGTCTGTATCTGTTTGTTATTTGTCTTGCAACATCTACAAACTGTAAATCTTTACTTGTATAAAATAAGTTATCATACTCTCTATCAATAACTTGTTGTATAGTAGCCCAACCAATACTTGAATTCTCAATAACAAGTAATGCGTTGTTATATTCCACAGCAGTATTCATACATAA